GCGCCGGATTACAAGGTGGTTGCTATATATCCATATCGTTTCCTGGTTCTGGAGGTGGAAAAACTGTGATTGATGGACAAAAGGAGCTGGAAAGGAAGTTTGCGGCCCTGGAAGAGGTCTGTGACCAGCAGATGGAGCGGTGGGTAGGACAGCAGGCTAAACGCATACAGGCAGAAGCAAAACTTCTGTGCCCTGTCCGGCAGGGTGAATTAAGAAACAGTATCAAGTCCATGACTGAGCGTATGGACGACCGGGTTATTGGGACTGTGTATACCAACAAAGCATACGCTATGTACGTTGAGATGGGAACAGGACCGAAGGGAGCTGCCAACCATGCCGGGATATCCCCTGTAGCCAGTCCGGCCTATACCATGTCTCCCTGGTGGATACATGAGAGCCAGGTGGACAAAGAAGCGGCGGAAGAATATCACTGGTTTTATTTGGATACACCAGATGGACGGTTTTACCAGTGTACAGGGCAGCCAGCGCAGCCTTTTATGTATCCTGCCCTGAAAAACAATGAGGACAAGGTGGTTGAAAGGATGGAAAAGGCCCTGAAACGCGAATTAAGAAAGGTGTGTAAGTAATGATTAATGTTAAGGACGAGGTGTATGCAGCTCTCCTCACTGTTACAGATAACGTAACTGACTGTTATCCTAAAGACTGGGAGCAGGATTTATCCATCCAGTATATGGAAGAGGATAACAATGTGTTTGAACATACTGGAAATGTAGAACGGAAATCCTATGTCAGATATCGCATTGATATCTGGCATAATAAAAGCACATCATTGGCTGCTGTGATGGTCGATAAAGCGTTGTCAACACTTGGGTTGTTGAGAACCTCATGTATGGATGTAGATGACCCAAGCGGAAGGAAACACAAGCAGATGCGTTATGAAATGGTAATTGATGTTACCAGTAAACATGTATATCAGAAGTAGAAAGAGGTGAAAGAATGTTAGTTAATGGAACTACATTGAAATATAAGAAGAAAGGTGTCACTGAATATACAGATATATCAGAATTTCTTAAGGAAATACCAGAGATGGGGATTGAGATGGAGAAGGTAGAGAACACCCCCATTAATGCAAAAAATAACCGCTATGAGAATGGCATAGGTGATATTGGTGATCTCACCTATAAGTTTTGTTATGAAAACGAATCGGACTCCAGTGTATACCGCGTAATGAGAAAGGCACAGGAAACAGGCGAAATATTGTCATTTCAGGAAACATTGATAGACGGGACAACCACGGAAGTTGATGGACAGGTGATGGTCAAGAGGACCGGAGGTGGAAAGAATGGCGTAATGGAGGTAAACCTGACTATTACACCATGTAGCGATTTAATCGTAACAGACCCAACAGCATAAAAAGGAGGATAATGGAATATGGGACAGTTTGGAATGGATGAGGAGAATGAGGCCGAGAAAAAGGTTGAAACAGTAGAGGACCTTAAAAATAGGAGAAAGGCTTTTGCATATTGGACGGTTGGAGGTGAAGATTACAAACTTAAGCTTACCACCCAGCAGATTTGTAAATTGGAAGAAAAATTCCGATGTAATCTGGTGACGTTGATTATGCAGAGTGGTGGCTTGCCACAGTTGGGAATCATGCTAACAGTGATTCAGGCAGCCATGACGCCCTGGAAACACGGCGTTAAATATAAGGATGTACAGGCCTTGTATGACCAATATGCAGATGAGGGCGGAACCCAGATGGACCTCATGGTTGATGTTATCATGGAGATTATGTTGGTGAGCGGTTTTTTTACGGAGAACCAGAGGGAGAGTGTGATAGACAAGAGGGAGGACCTCAAGGACGAGATGTAACCATATCCGACCTCGTTTATGAGTTATACCCTCTTGCTTTGGATTGTGGCATAAGGCCGGATGAATTCTGGGGATATTCCTTGGGTGAAATCCGCGACCTTATGGGCTCATATGCGAGGAGGGAGCAGAGGAGGGTTAAGGAGCAGATTACCTCCCGCTTCCAATTATCTGACCTTATAGGGCTACACATGCAGAAGCTTTTTGACAACAAGAATGAGATTAAGCTTCCAAATGTATGGGATATATACCCGGACTTGTTCGCCGAAGAACAGGAAGCTTATGAGGAGCGACAGAGAGCCGAAGCATTGGAACAGGCAAAGATATCCAGACGAGAATATGCCGCAAGGTTCAACGAGATGCGCAGGCAGCGCGGCCTAATTTAAAATATGGAACAGAAAGGCGGTGAGGATAACGGACGGTAGTGGAATTACCCTTGAAAAGCTTAAGGTCATCATTGAGGCATACACGAAGCCATACCAGGAGCAGATGGAAAAGGTACAGGCTAAAACGGCACAGGTAACAAATCGAATAGAGCGGCAGACTGCCAGAATAGCAAACGCCTGGAAACGGGTAGGAGCTATTCTTGCATCGGTACTGAGCATTGCGGCTATTGTAGCATTTGGAAAATCATGTATTGACCTGGGAAGCAATTTGACGGAGGTGCAGAACGTTGTTGACGTCACCTTCGGCGCCATGTCCGGCAGGGTGGATGCATTTGCAAAAGATGCAGCAAAAGCATTCGGCCT